CGATCACACTTCCAAGGGCAAGGAGCTGAGCATCTCGGGCAACTTGTTAGGAGCATTCGGCGGCAAGTGACCACGGGGGGGGGTGGACCCCCACGGTGGGGGTGGGTTGATCCTGATACCCCCCTCTTCCAACCGACATATTTTTATGCCTGTCAAGCAGATAAAGCGTAAGCGCAACCCCATGGCCAACTCGTATTCCTCTGGTGGTGGGATGCCTGCTTGGAAGCAGAAGAAGTTGTTGGCTGAGGCGCAGAGGTTGGAGAATTTCCCGAAGATGATGTTGGGTTTGCGGGAGGTGTATGGGTGGCAGGAGGCGGTGTTGGGGGCGTTGGGTGAGAAGCATTCGAGGGTGGCGTTGAAGGCTGCGAATGGGAGTGGGAAGACGAGCATGGTGGCGGCGAGTGCGGTGATTTGGCATATGTTGAGGTGGCCTGGGAGTTTGGTGGTGTGTACGGCTGGGGTGTATCGGCAGGTGGCGGATGCGTTGTGGCCGCATTTGAGGAAGATGATCAATGGGTTGGGGGGTGAGGAGAATGGGTTTTCGGTGAAGGATGGGGAGATACGGTATTTGTATCCCAGGTTGGTGGAGGGTCAGGAGTTGGTGAGTCGGTGTATTGGGTTTTCGGCGAGCAATCCTGAGAAGGCTGAGGGGTGGCATGTGCAGGGGCCGAGTGGGGATTTGTTGTATGTGGTGGATGAGGCGAAGGCTGTGCCGGACGGGATATTCCAGTCGATGGAGCGGTGTCAGCCGACGCGGGTGTTGATGATGAGCAGTCCTGGTGGGAGTAGTGGGTATTTCTACGAGGCGTTTCGGAGGAATGACGGGAGGTGGAAGACGTTCACGGTGACGGCGTATGAGTGTCCGCATATCCGGAAGGAGTGGATAGATGAGCAGGTGGCCCGCTGGGGTGAGGGGCATCCGTTGGTGCGGTCGATGATACATGCGGAGTTCATGGAGGATGATGGGAGTGTGACGGCGGTGAAGACGGTGGATTGGCAGAGGTGTGTGAGTGATCCGTGCAAGGAGGAGGAGGAGGGTCACAGGTTGAGTGCTGGGTGTGATTTTTCTGCTGGTGGGGATGAGAGTGTGATGGTGGTGCGGAGGGGGAATTGCGTGAAGGGGTTGGTGCGGTGGAGGGATCGGGACACGATGGCGAGTGTGGGGAGGTTTATTGCGGAGTTTAGGAAGTGGGGGTTGAAGGCGGAGGATGTGTATGCGGATGTGGGTGGGATGGGGGTGGTGATGTGTGATGCGTTGCGGGCGGAGGGGTGGGATGTGAGGAGGGTGAACTTTGGGGAGCAGGCTGTTCGGGATGATCAGTTTGTGAATCGGGCGGCGGAGATGTGGATTGAGTTTGGGCGGATGGTGGAGGAGAGGAAGGTGAACTTGGGACCGTGCGGGGTGGATGAGGTGTTGTTGCAGCAGTTTGTGAGTCGGAGGGTGCGGACCAATGGGAAGGGGAAGTTGGCGTTGGAGGGGAAGGACGAGTTGCGGGCGCGTGGGATCAACAGTCCGGATCGGGCGGATGCGATGGTATTGGCGTTTTGTGGTGGTGGCGGGAAGAGGATGGATGAGTATTTGAGGGCTGTGGGGGAGGATGGGAGGAGTTTATTGGAGAGGATGGAGGAGGAGATTGGCCCGCTGGAGGGGGATACTGTGCTTGCGGGATGTGAGGTTGGTGGTTAGTAAGGGGGGCAATATGATGAGCGACAAGGGGCGGAAGGAGTTGCAAGGGCATATATTGGAGAGCATCGAGCAACGGAGTCCATGGGAGTTGCGGCAGACGAGGTGGTATGAGTTGAGGCACCATGGATTGCGGCGGGCGAACAAGCCGTGGCCGAAGGCGGCGGATCTGCATTGGCCTTTGATTGATACGGCGATTGAGAAGTTGAAGCCGTTATTTCTGCAACAGGCTCTTGGGATGGATGTGGTGGCCAGCTTTGTGCCGATGAGGCAGCAGTTGAATGCGTATACGAAGGTCGCGGAGGATTGGTTCAACTACAAGGTGCGGGAGAAGACCAACTTCGTGGATGAGGTGTTGAGCTGGGTGGATTACACGCTGATGAGTGGGCGTGGGGTGATGAAGTGTTTCTGGAATCCCGGGAGCAAGCGGGTCGGGTTTGAGGCGGTGGACCCGATGTATTTCGTGGTGCCGCCGTACACGGTCGATTTGCAGGATGCGGATTGGGCGGTGCATGTGATGCCGATGAGCGTGGGGGCGTACAAGCGAATGGCGGGCGAGTTCGGATGGAAAGCGGATGCGAAGACGGTGCAGCGGATCCGTGGGAACCCGCAGGAGGATGACAATATCCCTGGGGCGGCGGCGGAGAATGATGCCAAGCAGTTGCGCGAGGGGATAACGTACACCAGCAACACCGATGGAGTGATCATCTGGGAGGTGTATCGGAAGACCGATGCGGGGAATTGGGAGGTGTATCTGTATAGTCCGGCGGCGGTGGATCTGGATCTGCGGGATCCGATGGAGTTGCCCTATGACCACGGACATTTGCCATTCGTGGATTTCCCTTATGAGATCAAGGACAAGGGATGGTTCAGTCCAAGGGGGGTGTGCGAGATCCTTGCTCCGTTCGAGTTGAGCATGACCTCGATGTGGAACCACAAGCATGACGCGATGACGTTGTACAACCGACCCTTGTTCCGTGCGGAACGGGAGTTGCCGAACAGCATCAACCTGCGGTTCCAGCCGGGTCAGATATTGCCATACGGGGTGGCACCGGTGCAGATGCCGCAGCCTCCGGTGAGTTTTGATCAGGAGTTGAACCAGACCCGTGCGGTGGCGGAGAACCGGATCGGGAATCCGGATTACGGGATGGCGAGTGTGATGAGTGGTGGAACGGACCGGAGGACGGCGACGGAGATCCAGAGCATCAACGCGCAGGCGATGCAGAGCGGGGATCTGCGGGCGCGATTGTTCCGGATGTCGCTGGCCAAGCTGTATCGTCAGGCGTGGAGTTTGTATGTGCAATACGACAGCAAGGGTTTGCGGTACCGGTTCGCAGAGGATTCGTTGGATGCGGATCCGGTGGCCCTCCATGACCAGTATGAGTTGGAGCCGAAGGGTGGGATGGACATGGTGAGTCGGCAGATGATGGTGCAGCAGGCCATCAACCGGAAGCAGTTGTTCATGAACAGTCCTTGGGTGGATCAGGTGGAGTTGGACAAGAGCATCATGGAGTTGGATGACCCGTCCCTGATCAAGAGGTTGTTGCGGGATCCGGGCCAAAAGGCGCAGGACGAGTTGGAGGATGAGTCGAAGACGATCCCGACCTTGCTGGTGGGGATACCGGTGCCGGCGAAACCTGGACAGAACTATGCGGGTCGGATCGGGGTGCTGATGCAATATCTCAATGGGGCGATGCAGCAGGGTCAGGTGCTGAATCCCTTGAGCAAGAATGCGTTCATGGCGCGGTTGGACTCGTTGCTCCAGGCTTACGAGCAGGTGGCGACGAACGAGGCCCGGAAGCTGCGGAAGGAGATCCAGAAGTTCCTTGAGAGTACGGGCATGCTCGCGCAACAGGGACCGGTGCCTGCCGCTCCCGCTCCTGTCCAATGAATTGCATCGAGTGCAAGTATCGTGGTGGTGATGGTTCCTGCCACAGGTTCCCGCCGAGCGGCAGGCCAAGCTGCTGGCCTACTGTGCATGCGATGGATTGGTGTGGTGAGTTCCAACCGCTGCATCCGCCGCCCAAGAGGGTGAGGAGAGAACCGCCCGAGCCCGTGATGTTGCCGGTGCTTGAGGAGGGGATTCCGACCGTGATCATTCCGAAGGGGAGAATGGCCCGCAAGGCCGTGATGGAGGCAAATCAACATGGCTGAATACCAAGGCAAGAAGGTGACGCTGAACAAACCGTTCTACACGCCGGGCGAGGCGAAGAAGAAGGCGGTGTATGTTCGCAACCCGAAGGGTACGGTGATCAAGGTCCGCTTCGGTGATCCGAAGATGGAGATCAAGCGGGATGATCCCGGGCGAAGGAAGAATTTCCGGGCGCGGCACAACTGCGCGCAAGCGAAGGACAAGACGACTCCCAAGTATTGGTCATGCAAGGCTTGGTGATCAAAGGATCCAATGAAAACGAAATCGAAGTTCAGCAAACTCGCCACCCAACTCAAGAAGGAGGGGGCGGATGATCCGCGAGGGCTCGCGGCCTATATCGGACGCAAGAAACTCGGTGCCGCAGAATTCATGCGCCGTGCCGCTGCGGGCAAAAGAAAGAAAGCCGCCGCCAAGTGATCACCCTCATAGGTCGGATCAAGGCCGCTTGGAGTTTCTCACGCCACCAGAAATGGGTGGACCCGCTTCCATGGGGCAAGGAAGAGGCCATTGCACTCAACTCCTTCCTCCATTCCGAAGTCGGCAAAAAGTTCAAGGACGCATTGCTGAACACCGTTCTCATGCAGAACGCCTCTGCGATAACGGACAGAAATCATTTGCAATACTCGGCAGGTTTTGCCATGGGTCAGGCAAGTCTTGTGAAGGTCATCGAAGTGATGGCCGATCAGGAATCAATTACGGGACAGGATCCTGATCCGGATTCTGTCACGAACACATAGGATCAAAGTTGCGGTTGTTGATCTGTGCAGATCAGCAAACGAGTCAAAAGCACATGGCAGAAGAATTGAGCGCGGACAACATGCTGGCCTTGGCCAGCGCCTACGATTCCGGCGTCGATATCGACAGCACGACAAAGGCCGAACCGAAACAAGAAACGGAAAGGTCTGTTGAGCAAGAGGTGGCAGCAGAAGCTGCTCCAGCCGGCAAAGAAGAGGCGCTTGAGAAGGAACCAAGCAAGGAGTCCGTGGAGGTTCCGGTAGCGGAGAAGAAGAGCAGCAAGTTCGCCCAGGAGAACGCCCGCAAGGCGAAGACCTGGGAATCGATCAACGCCGAGAAGGAAGCCCTCAAGGCTGAGCGCGAGGCGATCAAGCGGGAACGGGAGGAGTGGACCAAGAGCAGGGAGGAATCCAAGGCTCAGGAAGTCAACTCCGTTCGGGATGACAAGGGTTACACGGCAGAGGATTACGAGGCTGCGGCCAAGGAGTTCGATGCCGATGGAGATACCCAGTTGGCGAAGGCCGCCCGGGCGAAAGCCGAAGGTGTGCGGAAGCTGGCTGGGGAAAGGGCTCAGAAGGCCCAGAGCGAGCAGTTCCAGAAGGCGTGGGCTGACAACTTCAGCAGGCTCTCCGAGAAGGAGGCGTGGTTGAAGGATCAGAACAGCGATGCGTACAAGCGCACCGTTGGCCTACTCCAGAAGTTCCCGCGCCTCACCCAAGAGCCCGATGGTCTTGTTCACGCGGTCGAGATTGTGAAGCTCCAAGAATCCGCTGAAAGAGCCAGTTCTCTGGAAACGGAGAACAAATCGCTCAAGGAAAAACTCGAAAAGCTCCAGCAGAAAACAGCCATCGGCAAAAGCATACCGGCAGGAACACTCAAGGCTCAGGAGAATGATTTCTCCAAGCTATCCCTCAAGGAGCAGAGGGAGGCGCTCATGCGAGCGTCACGGGAGTTCGACCGGGAAGCGGCCTGATGACACAACCACAACTATAATATGCCAGTCACGACCTCAACCACGCTCACCAACCAGTTCCAGAACTACTTCAGCAAGGAGCTGCTCAGCATCGTCCAGCAGGAGACGATCCTCGATCAGTTCTCCATGAAGGCTCCGATCCCGAAGAACAACGGCAACAAGGCCATCAGCATGTTCCGCTT